ATAAAAACCCATGAAAACAGTACAATCATGAGTCGAACCTCCAAATAGAATAATTCAAAAACTCCACAACAAAGATTTTACTATATTTTGGCACGGTGTAGGATAAACAAGTTAATCATGATGCATTAAAAAATTAGCCTGCGTCTTTAGCGGCTGCCTCTTCTCCATTCGTCAATGTTGATGACCTTATTGAGTTCTTTGTCTGTGGCTGCCTGTAGCTTCCAATTAGTGCGTCAATGTATCCTTCTATCTTCCCTCGATCCTTATCTGAAAGCTGCTTGATTTTCGCCAACAACTCTAGCTCCTCTGGTGAGGCCTCTATTACGGATTGCACGAATATACGTGCATCTTCTCTTGATTCAAATTCTCTACCGGTCAATATCCAGTCAACAGAGACATTGAAATATCTCGACAATGAAATAAGTGCTTCAGCCCCTGGCTTTGCTCGACCTCTCTCCCAATCTCCGACATTACCTCTTGATACATTGATGCTATCGGCTAATTCCTCTTGACTAATTTTTACCGCTGTTCTCAACGCCTTAATTCTCGAACCAATAGATCCAATGTCCAATGCCCCATTACCTCCAGCAGCAGTATGACTGGTATTTCGTGCGATAAACACGAAATACCAGTCTTTTTCATTGACCGTACACGTATTTTCGTGTATCCTGTTAAGGAGATAAACAAATTCATCATCCGTATTCTACCACACAAATGTTGCCAGCAGCACACGAAAATCTGCACTTTGAAAACTTCATACCTTGCTCATGGTCAGATCGATCTATGAAAGGAGGTGACATATAGACTGGTCGATGGCTCCGTACGGCTCGTTCATCTTGACACATCGTAGGGAAGGAGTGGTCACGCTTGAGAAAACGCGAATTAACGCCGCTCGGAGTGATTATCAAAAAGCGACTGATCGACAAAGGTATGTCCCAAGTGGAACTCGCCAAAAAAATTGGAACGAGCAAAGTGTATCTGAACATGATCCTCTACGGAGAGCGATCGGGAAAGAAATATCTGCCCAAAATCTTTACAGTGCTTCAGATCGACCCGGAATCTGTAAAGCGAACCGCATAAGGAGGAGTGAGGATTGAAGAAAGTCCAAAGTGATGCATTGCTCACAACGTATCGTACCGGGTTCAAGCACATCGAAGATTTGGTACATGGTATCAAATACCTTACCCCGAGTTCGGCGGATATATTCCTGGACACGATCCGTAAGGTCAACGAAGAACAACTGATTCATGTACGAGAGCAGCGGACCCAGCTCGAAATCGAAATCAAAAAGTTTCTCGCTTATGCGAACAGCAAAATGGAGTATCTGGTGGAGTTGGAATCGTTCTTGTTGGAACAACAGACCAGAATTGACCAACTGGCTGAGGAAGCCCGGAAGGAACTGGACAGCCAGGATGCGGAGCGGGAGATATGACCAATGAAGAGCGCAAATGCGGTAAGGAAGTCCGGCAGACAGGGATTGTACAAAAACGAAAGGAGCGTCTCACCACCCAATAGCGCGACGCTCCCCCGTACCTTGAATAGTTTAGAAAAACTATTCCCTTCCATTGTAGCATGCGCGCTCTTGCATGGGAAGGAGGGGGAATGTGGCTGAAATCTTTGTCACCATTGAAGAAGCTGCCAATCTGGAGGGTTTGTCCTACAAAGGATTGACTTCCAGGATCAGTAGAAACCCGAATGCTTACCGGACAAAAAAGGAGATGAGACCAGACGGTGGGAAGCCTCGGGTTCTCGTTGCTCTTTCCTCCCTCTCCAAAAAGGCACGCAGAGCTTACAAGGAGGCCCAAGGCATCGAGGGAGTGGATATCGTGATCAACGAACGAACCGGGCCGGACATTCCGTGGTACATCGACATCGACCTGGACAGCTACATCAAGAGATTTGGGGTTCGGTATTACGAAGCCGTGGAGTTGGCGAAGCGCATCCAGGAATTCTTGAACTACTCGGACCGGGACCGTACCCGATTCGCCGAAGAATTCGCGGCCAGGCTCGGTATGAGCCAACGGACCTTGTATCGCCACGCACAAGCGTATCTGGAAGCAAGCGCCTGGGCGATGAAGCTGAGCAGGCAAGACGGCAAGAACTACGACTACTTCAAGGTGCTGGCTCTCTGCCGAAAGCCCAAGGAAACCTTCACATTCCCATCGCTGTGCGATGAAGCCAAGGTATTCATCGAAAACCTGTGGTTTGACCGCCGCTTCGCGGCAAACAAGGGCACCGTCGACATGCTCTATACGAAACTGCGGCAAGTGGCTTCGGCGAAAGGCTGGGAATACCCGTCCTATCAGACGGTGGCGCGGTATATCAACTATCTCATGGACGTCAAGCGCCTGAAGAACGCGCACTACCTCGCCGAGCACGGCGAACGGGCGTATCGCAACAAGAAGCTGCGCAAGGCATCGCAAGATTTGCGATCGGTGCCGGTCATGGGGCTTGTGCAGGGCGATGGTCACACCTTCGATATTTGGGTGGAGTACACGTACCCGAACGGCCGGCGGACCGCAGTCAAACCGACGCTCATCGCCTGGATCGACACGCGCAGCCGTTGCATCGTCGGGGACATCATCTGCGTAACTCCCAGCTCGCAGGTGATCAAGCAATCCATCATCAACATGATCTACAACGAGATCGGCGGCGTGCCCGAATGGATCAAGATCGACAACGGGAAGGAGTTCACCGCCTCAACGCTCACCGGGCGCAAGCGAACGGAGCGGATCAGCCTGGACAGCGAGACAACCGGCTTTTATCGCAGCATCGGCATCCAGGACGATTTCCGCAGCCTACCCTACCAACCGTGGGGCAAGGCGGTCATCGAACGGTTCTTCAAGACCCTGATCAACCGGTTCGAGAAATGGCTGACCAGCTATACCGGAACCCTGACCGGGTCGCGCACCGCCGGAAAGGTCAGGAAGGACATCCCCGGTATGCTCGAACGCGGCGAGCTGATTACGCTCGACGAGCTGTGCGTCCTTTGGCGCAAGTGGCGCGATGAGGAATATCACACCCGCAAGCACAGCGGGCTGAAAGCCCAGGGCGAACCTTGGCACACCCCGCTGGAAGTGTTCAAGAACGCCGAGCGGTACTACAAGCCGGTGCCGCCGAAATCCTTCGCCGCATCGCTGCTCATGCACGCCGAAGAGAACGTCCGTGTCTATCAGGTGGGGATCAAGCGGTTCGGTTACGAATATCGCGCCCCGGAACTGGACAGCTACATCGACGATTATGTGAACATCAAGTGGGACGAGAACGACATCACCCGGCTTCATGTGTACGATCGGATCACCGGCAAAAAGATTTGCGAGGCGGAAAGCCAGGAGCTGCTCAAGATCGCGCCGCGTGTGCCGCAGAAAGCGTTGGAAGAACACAAGCAAGCACAGTACCGCCAACTGAAGGCGGAACGCGAGCGCCTGAAAGAACTGACCACGCCGCTGGAAGAGCGGATCAGGCAGCACGCCAGCGCCGAAGACAATGTCGCCGGACTGTTCATTCAAGGCCAGTCCGGACGCAACAGTTCGAAGGTGGTCGCGCTGCCGTCGGACAAGCAGTACAAGGAAGACACGCGAAGCAAGAAAGCGCGCCTGGCCGCCATCGAAAACGACTATTACCAAAAACGCGCCGAGAAAGCTCTGGAGAAGCTGAAGGAACTCGGCTAACGGAGGGATTGTTATGGCTACGGAAGCTGCGAAACTCTTCACGGTCAAGAAGGAACTTGTCACCCGCATGCATGAGTACATGAACCGCACGAACAGCACGATCACGGAAGTCGCCAAAGAGCTGAATATCTCGCGGACGGCGCTCTCCCGGTACCTGGCCGGCAAGTACGACGCCGAGAACTCCAGGATCGAGCCGGCGCTCGCGGAATTTTTGAACGCTCGCGAGCTGCCCGCCGCCAATCCGCCGGTCCAGTTAACCATCCCGAAATTCTTCGCGGGCCGCGACGCTCGGAACGTGGTCGGGCTCTGCACCGAATGCCAGGAACACGGCAAGCTCGGCATCGTCGTCGGCAAGACGGGGTACGGCAAGACACACGCGCTGAGGCATTACGCCCGCATGCCGAAGGTGGCCTACATCGAGTGCGACGACACGATGGGGTGCAAAGACTTGCTCGAAGCCATCGAAGAAGCGCTCGGCATCCCCCCCACCAACGGCAGCATCTACCGCAAGAAGCAAGGCATCATCCAATTCTTCAATGTGAATCGCGGCTATCTGCTGATCGTGGACGAGGCCGACAAGCTGATCAACAAGTACACGCAGAAGAAGATGGAGATTCTCCGCTCGATCTACGGAAACAACGGTAACGTTGGTCTGGTGATCGCCGGTGAGCCGAAGCTGGAGACGCTCATCAAAGGGTATCTGGAACGATTCGCAAACCGGGTGGACGCCCGGACGGCGCTCGTCGGCTTGACCGACAAGGAAGTTCGGGAATACCTGGCGGGATTCCCGTTCGAGCCGGATGCCCTGGAAGAAATGGTCCTTCGCGGAACGAACGGCAAAACCGGCTGCTTCCGCCTGCTGTCCCGCACGCTGAAGAATGTTCTCCACGTCTGGCGTGAAGATGGCGGAAGCACCATCACCCTGGACATGATCCTGAAAGCCAGCAGCATGATGATGCTGTGACTCGGGGGCATGCCCATGATGCCCACGATCGGCAGTACCGTGAAACTGCTCTTCGCCAGCGGCGAGCACGTATTCCTGACGCTGGCGGGAGTCACAAGCTTCTCGAATGGCGCGCTCGGATTCACGGGCCACTACATCCACGGCGGGAAGAAGCACACCGGAGCCGTGGAAATGTGGCGGATCAAATGGAACGGCAAATTCTTCGAGGCCGACATGAGCGCTGGCTGAAGCGAATGTCTGGCCCGAGCTTGAAGGAGGCGATGCATCTTGTTCCTGATCGAAATGGAAATGGTCACATCGGAGGTTGAACTGGTGCGCGCGGCCCTGCGGCTGCGCGCCAGAGAAGTGCCGGCCGGCGTCGCCCAGGAGTACGAACGGATCGCCGAGTCCATGCGCCCCGTCGGATTGTACCAGTTTGATCCGGCGGATGCCGGCTACATCTGCCTTGCGCTGAAGGACTTCTCGAACATATCCGGGGCCATCGGCAACTCGGAGCTGGCGGCGCGAGCGGACGATCTGCTGGGCATCTTCTTGCGGGAAAGTTTTGCGAGCATTCCCGTGGAAGAACCCGGCCGCCTGTCGCGGCGGCATGAAGTCTCACGGAAGGAAGGCGTGGACCATGCAGACCGAACAATTGGAACTCTTCCCCGAGTTGCCGTTCCGGTCGGCGTCGGCGTCGACGACATGCGCCCATTGTGAACACATCGTCGCCGTCCGTTTCCAGAACCGAAACCTCTTCTTCTGTGCGATCCAGCGCGGGGGCCGGTACGGCAAGAAAATTCGCAAACACGCACCGAGCTGCCGAGATTTCTCGGTGGCTCATTCCCCGTTTATCTGCCACATCGACGGGTATTACGGCGGGACATTCAGCCCCGGCATCTTCCGGGGCAATCACATACCGAGGGAGGAAGTCGAATGAAAGAGTACCACAAGAAGATCAGCAAGAGCGGCTCCATCACGCTGCCGTCAGCCCTGCGCCGTGAATTCGGGCTGGCCGAGGGCGAACGCTTCAAGATCGTGGTGGACAGCGAAGACGGAACGATCCTGCTTAAGCGGACGAACGGCCAATGCCTGTTCTGCCGGTCCGAGCATCGGCTGATCGTCTACATGGGGCGCTTCGTCTGCGCCGATTGCGTCACCAACATGGACGCGGAAGTCTCCAATGCCGAAATGGCGGGCAGCTTGTCCCGGAAAGGAGACGATGCCGAATGACGCCGGAACGCAAGGCCGAGCTGGCCGTCCTCGTCGACGAAGCGATCATCCTGGAAAAGCGGATCAAGGAAAGCGGTAAACAGCTCGACGAGATCAAGGCGAAACTGCAAGCCGCCGCCCTGGAGGAAATGGAGAACAAGAATCTCAAGTGGTTGCAGATCTTCGGCAAGCTCGGACATTTCAACATCGCGCACAAGGAGAAGTTCGAGATCGACGACTACGATACGCTGATAGCCGTCCTGGGCGAGAAGGCAAAGGCGAAGATCAGCCGCAAGGAAGAGATCAAGTACACGACGGAAACCCGCTTCAAGGAAGCGCTGATCGCCCTGCTCAAAGAGGATTACGCGACCGACGGCCTGACGGTGGATGACGTGCTGGCCGGAATGGGTCTGGATGCCGCAACAGTCAAGGCCGTGAAGAAGCGGCTCAAAGGCGACTACCTCAAGGATCGGAAGGTGCTGGAAAGCGTCGGCGTCACCGGCGAATTGGAGGAAGAGCTGGACGCCATCCGGCAAATCAAGAACGCGGAGCTGATCGACCGGTTCTTCGGCGGCCTGTCGCCCGAACAGCTTGACCGGGTGCGGAAGTCGGTATTCGTGGAAGACAGCATCGGCGTCGGATTGGAGTACGAGAAATGAGCCGGGCCGGAACGGAGAAGCGCACATCCGGACAAAACCGCAAGATCTGGGCGCTGGCGAATGAGCTGGGCATTGATGAAACCGCGCTGCGCGACCTGGTGGAGCGTCTCACCGGCCAGCGCAGCACTTCTGCCCTGACGATTATCCAGGCGAATCAGTTGATCGAGGAAATGAACCGGCTGGGCGGCCAGCGTCCGGCGCGGGCCGCGAATACCCGCCGCCCAGGCATGGCGACGCCGGAGCAGCTCCGCAAGATCCGCGCTCTGGAACGCGAGCTGGGCTGGGCCGACAACCCGAAGCGCCTGCAAGCGTTCATGGGCAAGTACTGCGGCGGCATTGTCCGGTTGGAGTGGCTATCGTTCCGCCAGGCCAGCTCGCTGATCGAATCGCTGAAAGGCGTGCTGCGGACGGAACGTCGACGGAAGCAGGCCAATCAGAAAGGAGGTTGAGCCGGATGCCGAACCCGAACCCGCTGGACCGGTACACGCCGGAGCAACGGAAAGTGATCGAATCTTACTGGGAGACGATACGCTGGACGCGCAGCACAGGAAAGATCTCAGACGGCATCAAACAACGCGAATACGAATACTGGGCCAAATTCGATCCGGCCCTCGTCATCCGGGCGCTTCGCATCCATATCGAACGATACCCGAACATCAAGGAAAACTACACGCGCGGCATCCTCCGCAATCTGAAAGGAGGGGCGGACCGTGGAAGGGATCAGGGAGGCCATGCCCGCGCTGCTCGAACGTATCCGGGCGGCCAGGGAAAACGCGATGTCAGCGCCGAAGAAGCCTTCCGAAGAAGGATCAATGGAAGTCTATGAATGCCCGAAGTGCCGGGACGAAGGCATCATCTTCGTCCCGGAACGAAATGTCGCCTACCCGTGCGAATGCATCGAACGCAAGAAGCTGAGGCGGATGCTCAAATCGACGAACATGAGCGAGGATGCGCTGCACAAGACGTTCGACAACTTCAGTCTCGAAGGCGCCGATCCCCGCGTCGTCGCCGCTTACGAGCTGGCGCGGGAATATTCCGACGGTCTGGTCGCCCGCGTCAGGAAAGGTCACGATCTGCGGGGCGTTCCCTGGTTCGGACTCCTGGGCACCAGCGGAAGCGGAAAGACGCATCTGGTCACGGCGACGGTCGCGCCGCTGATCAAGCTGGGGGTCTATCCCCTGTTCTTCAATTGGGTGCAGAGTTTTACGGAATGGTTCTCGTATTACAACAACCCGGACGAGGCGCACAAGGTGGACGAGATCCGGCAGCGCATCTACAACTGCGAGCTGCTCGTCGTGGACGACATCTGCAAGGAGAGCCAGAAGGACACCTGGATCAAGGAGTTCTACGGCATCGTCGATTACCGCTATCGGAAGCAGCTTCCCATCGTCTTCACCAGCGAATACTTTGCCGAGCTGATCGGATTCCTGTCCAAGGCAACAGCGGGACGACTGTTCGAGCGGACTGTCGGCCCGAAAGGCAAGATGTATCTCGGCAAGATGCTGCTGGCTGAAGGTGAGGACCCGCTGGCGCTCGACTATCGCTTCAGGAAAGTGTTATCGTCATGAGCGCTCACACGGTGCTGACCGACACGACCGGAACGGCTTACGTCACCGCCGAATACCGCCGGGAGCTGTTCCCCCTATGCGCCCGGTTGCGGATGGACCGCAGCACAATTCGCTGGAGCACGGATTTGCGGTGCTTCGTCCTCACCGTCCGGGCGGAAGTTGACAAGCAGACCGTCCGGAAATTTCTCAAGCAAAATGGCAAAGGAGGCGTGCGGCGTGTCCAGTAGAAAACCGGCAAAAAATCGGCCGCTCACGCTGGCGCAGCCTCTGGACCCGGACATGTGCTTCGTCCTCTTCCCCGCTGTACACCTGACCGCCGCAAGCGCCGCCGTCAGTCTGAACAGCCTGCTCCTTCAACTGCAGAAGCAACCGGGGGACCGCAAGATCGTGGCGATTCAGTACGACCAGGCGGCCCGGCGCATGGAAGTCCGATTCGAGCCGGAGACTTCCAGGGCGGCTACAGGGCAAAGTGCAAAACAGATCGAATAGGTGGTGTTTGACTTTGCAACCGGTCATCAAGACAAAACTGGATCTGGTCCTGAAACTGAAGGATATCGAGAACACCCTGAGAGAACGCGGGATCGCCGTGAACCAGGCGAACATCAAGCGCCTGGTCAACCTGATCAAGAACACGCCGATCTCGGCCAACGCGGAGTTTTACGAGGGCGTGCCGACCGACCGGGTGATCCTGCTGATGTACGGATTCACATTCGAGCGAAAGGAGGAATCGCCCGATGGCTAAGATGACCCGAGCGGAATTCATCCGCAAGCTCGCGCCTTACGCGATCGCGGACATGCACCTCACGAAAGTGCCCGCCTCGCTGACCATCGCGCAAGGCTGCCTGGAGTCCGCCGACGGCAACAGCGGTCTGGCAGTCCAGGCAAACAACCTCTTCGGCATGAAAGGGCGGGGCCCGGCGGGAAGCATCATCATGCCGACCCGTGAGTGGTCGGGCGGCAAATGGATTACTGTCAACTCGGAGTTCCGGAAGTACAACGATTGGGGCGAATCGGTGGCCGACCACTCCGCGCTCATCGTAAACGGCGTGAGCTGGAACCGGAATTTGTACCGCAAGGTGATCGGCCAGGACGGCCGGACGGCGGCGCGGGAGATTGCCGCCGCCGGGTACGCTACCGATCCTGATTACGCCGCAAAGCTGATCGGGATCATGGACGCCTGGAACCTGTATCAATACGACAATGTCAAGAAGGAGGACGAGGAGCCGATGACCGCAGAGGAAAGGCAAGCGTTCGAAGAACTGAAGGAAGTTGTCCGGAAGCAGAGTGAACGCATCAACGAACTGGAAAGGCTTCGGGACATTCCCCCGCCGGACTGGGCGAAGGAGGCAGCCGAATACTACGACGAGCACATGTCGACGAAGACCGGCAGCCTGGACTTCTGGCGCATGCTGGTGATCCAGTATCGCAAGGAAAAAGGTATCACGGTCTGACCTTGACCGCATCTGCTATAATAGGGAGGTGAATCCCCCTGGAGGATTGGATCAAGGAACTGACCCCGGACATGATTCCCGATCGTTACCGCCCGATCGCCGAGCTGATCGGTGTGGAAAATCTGATTAAGCTGGCCGAGTATTCCAAGGGGGACGCCCTCTACATTCCCTCTTCCGATTACTTCCTGAGACCGATCCGGGATCAGCGGATCAGGGAGGAATATCGGGGCAGCAACTCCCACCTGCTCGCCAAAAAGTACAACTTGAGCGAGCGGAGGATTCGGGAAATTTGCGAAGGGCTGCGCCCGCCGCCGGAGAAGGACGAAAACCAGCTCGACCTCTTCACCTGGCTGGAAAGCGCGGGGCGCGGCGGCGAGACTCCGGGGAACCCCTTCTAAAAAGTTCAGAGGTTATGGATTAAGCTACCAGCATAGGCAGTTTCCTAGTGCTGGTAGCTTTTTATTTTTTCCGAAGGAGTGACGCGAACATGCACGATATGGCGCAGGATGCGCTGCTGAATCTGGCGCTCGCCGTGATCACGCTGCTGTCAACCTATGCCCTGCATTATATCCGCAAGGCGGTGGCGAAGGTATCCGCCGAGACGGCGAAGATCAGGAACGACGACCGGCGGGCGCTCGTCCAGGCGGCGATTGCCCGGCTGGATGACGTGGCGACCAAGACGGTGAAGATGATCGAGCAGACAACCGCGAAGGAGCTCAGGCGCGCCGTCAAGCACGGTCAGGCCTCCAGAGAAGATCTGGTCGGTCTCGCCAAACGGGCGTATGACGAGATTTACCGTGCGCTGTCGCCGGAATATATCCAGGCGCTCTCCGGTACGCTCGGTGATCTCGACGCCTACATCCGCAGCACCATCGAGGCCAAAGTGCTGGAACTGAAGCAGAGCGCGGCCATCACGGACGCGCTGGAGTTGCAGGAAGGAGCGTAATCATGGATCTGAATTGGGTGCTGCAAACCGCCACCATGCTGGGAATCGGCGCGATCGGCTTTTTCCTGAAAACAACCATGTCCGAGATCAAGCAGCAAATAAGGGAAAACGCCCAGCGCGTCGACAACCTGGAGAAAGAACTGGACGACCTGCGATCCGATCTCCCGTTCATCTACACCACCCGCGAAGACTTCATCCGCACGATGAACAACGTGGACAAGAAACTGGATCGCATCCACGAAAGCATGATGGGAGGAAGATAACGTGGACGAGCAAACGTATCGCGGTGCCCAGCACAACAAGGCGGTTCGCGGGTACATTCTGCGGTCGCTTGTCAAGGGGCACAACAATTCGCTGCTCTGCCGGCAGCTTGTCAACTGCATGGTGAACGACGGCGTCATCATCAGCCCGGACATCTCCAAGCATCTGGACTATCTGGTCAACAAGGGATACATCGAATTCACGAACGAGCGGGTGAACTCGTACAACGCCTATGCGCAAGACGCGGTCGTCCGCCTGACGGTGAAAGGCATTGACCTGCTCGAAGGCTCCATTCCCGACGATCCGGGAGTGCAGATCTGAATGGGCGAGCACCGGAAACGTCGCATCCGTTCCAAAGTGGACGATCTGCCCACCCACCTCAAGGATCAGGTGGACGCCATGCTCCTGGACACGCGCTACACCTACCAGGAGATCTCCGAGTATCTCGCAGGTCATGGGTACGAGGTGTCGAAGAGCTCGATCGGCCGCTACGCGCTCCGGGTCGGCCGGGCGACCCAGCGGCTGCTCGAAGCCCAGGAGCAGACCAAGGCGCTCATCGAGCTGATCCGGCGAAATCCGGACGCGGACTACACCGAGGGCGGGCTTCAGATCATGGCGGGCGAACTGACGAAGAAATTCGCGCAGGCGCAAGAAGAATGGGACGAGATGCCGCTGGACAAGGCGGCACGCGTCATGGTGGCCCTCTCCCGCACGAAGGTCTACAAGGACAAGATCAAGGCCGACCTTGCGGCCAAGGCGCGCGTGGCCCTGGAGGAATTCCGCAAGGAAGTTTACGCCGAGCTGGAGGGCGTCGAACCGGAACTCTGCGAACGGCTCATCCAGGTCGCCAATCGCGTGGCCGAGCGCCTGGAGGCGGAAGAATGAACTGGTACGTGCTGCACGTGCTGACGGGCGAAGAGCTGCGCGTCCAGAAGCGGCTTGCCCGCACAGCGCCGGACATCCGGACGCTCGTTCCCCGCCGGAAGCTGAAGGAGCGGCGCCAGGGCGTGTTCAGGGAAGCCACCCGGCTGCTGTTTCCGGGTTATGTATTCGCGTACACTACTCTGAATGTTGAAAGCTATTACAAATTGACGGCTCCGGCCGGTGTCATCGGCATCCTGGGCAAACCGGACCCGTGTCCGGTTCCGGAAAGGGAAATGGCGCACGTTCTGAAATGGTGCGAAGAAGGGGAACTGGTCGGGTTGTCCAGGGTGCGGGACGGCGAGAGAGTCATCGTCATTGACGGTCCGCTGAAGAACATGGAGGGCCATATCGTGCGCGTGGATCGGCGGAAATGCCGGGCGCGCGTCCGGATCACGCTGTTCGGCGAACCGAAAGAGATTGATTTCGGCATCGAATTCTTGCAACAAGCACCGGAATGAAGCGGCACCTTGTTTCGGCAGGGCCGGGGAGTGACGGGAACACATGCGAGCCACAACCAGCGCCGAGTGAGGCGGCCGGGTGGCGAAGCATGCCCGCCGGAGGTGAAAGCCCACATTGAGCATCCTGAAAGACTTTGCCAAAAAAAATGAGAAAACGACCCTCCAGGAGACGAAAGCGATCAAGCAGCTCATGGAGGTTTATTTGTATCGGGACGAATCGCCTAAGCGGCTGGAGCTGCGCAAGCAGTTCCGGGACGGGAAACCGCTGACCGGAAAGAACGGTTTGCGCCGGAGACTCGGGGCCATCGATCTGGAGTATTTCGGCAAGGCGTATTTCCCCCACTACTTCAACCGGGAAACGCCGGCGTTCCACCGCGAGCTGGACGATCTCTGGATGAAGGGCGTCCTGAAGGGCATCGTTCCGGTCGACCGCGAAGCGGCCAGTCAAGTCAACCGATTGCCCGGAAGCAGGCAGGCCATCGCCGCCCCGCGCGGCCACGCGAAGTCGACCAACGTCACGTTCAAGGACACGATTCACGCCGCGCTGTACGAGTACAAGCGTTATCCGCTCATCCTGTCGGACAGCTCCGATCAGGCCGAGGGCTTTCTGGAACTGATCCGGGAAGAATTCGAGGATAACGAGGCGATCCGCGAAGACTTCGGCGACCTGCGCGGGAAGGTATGGCGAAACGATGTGCTGGTCACCAGCACCGGCGTGAAAATCGAGGCGATCGGCAGCGGCAAGAAGGTTCGGGGCCGGAAACACAAGAACTGGCGTCCCGACCTGATCGTGCTGGATGACATCGAAAACGACGAAAATGTCCGCACGCAGGAACAGCGCCGGAAGCTGGCGGACTGGTTTTTCAAGGCGGTCAGCAAGGCCGGGGACACGTACACGGACATTTTCTACATCGGCACGATCCTGCATTACGACAGCCTGCTGGCGAACATCCTGCGCAATCCGGGCTACCAGACGCGCAAATACAAAGCGGTCCTCTCCTTCTCCCCCCGCAAGGACCTGTGGGACGAATGGGAGGCAATCCTGACGGATCTCGACAACGAGAACCGGGAGAAGGATGCCCTCGCCTATTTCGAGGCACGCCGGGACGACATGCTGGCCGGGACAAAGGTGCTGTGGGAAGCCAAGCTCTCCTATTACGACCTGATGGTCATGAAGGTGGTCGAGGGTGAAGCGTCGTTTAACTCGGAGGAACAGAACGAACCGATCAACCCGGAAGACTGCCTGTTCAACGAAGAGTGGTTCGACTACTTCAATCCGTATGCCGTGAATTTCGCGGAAGGCTTCACCTTCTATGGCTGGGTCGATCCGTCCCTGGGCAAGAGGAAGAAAAGCGACTTCTCCGCGATCATCACGATCGCTAAGGAAGACCGGTCGGGTTACATGTATGTGATCGATGCCGATATCGAGCGTCGTCATCCGGATCGGATCATCGACGATGTGCTGGAGAAAGAGCGCTGGCTGCGCATGAGCTTCGGCAGAGGATACGCGAAATTCGGCTGCGAGACGAACCAGTTCCAGTGGTTCCTTAAAGAGAAGCTGGCGGAAAGGTCCGCCGAAGTCGGTCTCTACCTCCCGATCGAGGAAGTGAACCAGAACGCCGACAAGCTGATGCGGATACAGACGCTGCAGCCGGACATCAAGAACCGCTACTTGAAGTTTGACGCCCGGCACAAAAGACTGCTGGAGCAGCTCAAGCAATTTCCGATGGGTGCGTACGACGACGGGCCGGACGCCCTGGAAGCGTGCCGCACATTGGCGAAAAACGCGGGCAAGCTAGACAGCGGGCTGCTCAGCGTGTTCAAGGGGCTGAGAATATGGGGTTAGGTAAATGGCTGAAACGGGCCGTCGGCGAAATCTCCAGACTGCGCCGATCTGTTAGCGCCACGGCCGGCTATGGCTTCTCCGGCTACACGCTGGACAGCCGCCGCGTGGACTATGCGCTGGCGCGCGCGTTGTACGACAACACCGACGACAGGTACAAGCTCGGGGCCGGATTTTGCCGTCCCATCATTAACGTCAAGGCCGGGTTCATGGGTGTGCCGACTTTCAACTCGGATGACCCGAAGGCCAAGGAAGTGCTGAACGCCTTCTTCTCGGAGCAGACATCCAAGATGCGCCGCACCCACAAGAAGGCACTCCTGGAGGGGGATTGTTTCGTCTGGATCACCCGCGAATCGACGGACGCGGTGCTGTATCCCGAGACCGGGAAGCGGCTCGTCTATACGATCATCCCCA